TGCTGGCACAACTCAACCGGGACCTGGAAAAGGAACGGAATCGAATGCCGCGATTAAGCGATTTGCGCGAATCGGGCGCAGTCGAGCAAGACGCCGACGTGGTGATGATGCTCTACGAACCGCGGTTGACGGAGGAGCAGGAAGAGGCCATCGGGAAGGATTGGTCGCAGAACGAACGGCCCATCAATCTGTTGGTGGCCAAGCAACGCAACGGGCCGACGGGCAACGTGGAACTCATGTTCCGCAAGAGCTGCATGAAATTCCTCGATCGGCATCGGCCGGGGAAGCCGGCGGTGAGTGTGCCGGTGGAGAAAAGCGAACGAGACCCAAACTGGCCCGATCCGCCGGAGCAGGACTTGCCATTGGATTGACCCATGGAACCGGTGCCAACAACGCAGGAAACCAGCAGCGACATCGTCCGCGAGATCATGGCGGCGGAACGGCGGATGATATATGTGCCGAGTAATCCGGTGTCAGCAATCACGGTGGCGGTTCCGCTTCCAGTCTCGTTAACGCAAATCAAATCAAAACCTATGGAAAACGCAAAACAGAACGCAAAACAGAACGCAATGAAATCGTATTGGGCGAAGATGACGCCCGAAGAACGCAGCGCGGAAATGTCGCGGAGGAAACAGAAGGTGGGTAGACAGGAGCAAGAAAGCGTTGCCGCTGCCGTTGAAGGTAAGTCAGATAAAGGGGTTTTGGGAATTATGAAGCAGTTATACCCAGCGGAACCGCGGGTAGCTGCGCCAAAGCGGGAGGATATTGGCAATGTAGCCTGGGCGGATGGGACGAACCAGATAACGGTGGTGATGCCTGGGGGAAAGAGATTCGAGATGGATACCGCGCGCGGACTGATGCTGCTGCGCAATCTGAAATCGGCGGTATTGGCGTCAGTGTAACGGCATAATGGACGCGAGCCTGCAAAAACTTTTGGTGCCGCATCCGGTCTACCGGTTGCCGGCGACGCAAGAGGAGGCGCGCGTGTTGATGCAGTCGGTGGGCGGGGCGGAGAAGTTTCCGGAATGGGCGCGCAAGCGATGGGATCTGATCCAGGCGGAGAAGGTGGATCCACTGCGGTATGGACACGAGCTGGCGCCGATCTGGAAAGACGCGCGGGAGTTGCTCGAGCGCGGGAATGACCTGCTGATCCTGGGCGGCAATCGGTCGGGCAAGACCGAGTTCGGCGCGAAGTATGCCAACGAAATCATCGAGCGGAAAGCGTCGGCGAACGCGTGGTGTTTCCAGTCGAACGAACGCGCCAGCATCGAACGGTTGCAGCCCTACGTGAACCATTACCTGCCGGCGGAGCAGCGGGACTTGGGCAAGATCGGAAAGATCACGTATATCAAATACAACCTGGCGAATGGGTTCAGCGAGGGTCGGTTTGTGAAACCGAATGGGAGTTTCTGTCGGTTCATGAACTATGAGATGGACCCGAGGTCCCTCGAGGGCGCCGAGTTGGACATTGCCTGGTGCGACGAGATGGTGCCGCCGGACGTATTGGATACGCTGCGGTTTCGGTTGGTGACGCGCGGGGGCAAGTTGATCGTGACATTCACGCCGCTCGAGGGTTATTCGGTGAGTGTGAAGCAATACCTCGAAGGCGCGCGGGTGATCAAGAGCTTGCCGGCGCCGTTGTTGCCCCAGAACAAAGTGCTGGTGTCTGGCTGCCCGAAGGGCCAGATGCCATACATTCTCGAATGCGCCAAGCCGGGCCGGTTCGTGATCTGCTTCTTCACGGAGTGCAATCCGTGGGCGGGTTACGACAACCTAGTGAAACAACTCTCGGGCGCAACGGAGTCCGACATCAAGTGCCGGGCCTACGGGTGGCCGACCAAGATGATCGCGGGGGCGTTCCCGAAGTTTGGGGACGTGAACATCATCACCGACACGGAGATCCCGGCCGAGGGCACGAACTACCTGCTCGCGGATCCGCACGGGGCGCGGAACTGGTTCATGGTCTGGGTGCGAGTCACCAATGACGATCCGCCGAGATATTTCGTTTACCGTGAGTGGCCGGGGATCGAGCTGGGCGAGTGGGCGTTGCCGGCGGAGAAAGCGGATGGGAAAGAAGGGCCGGGCCAGCGGGCGGACGCGGGCCGGGGCGTGGTGGGATACAAGAGGCTGATACTGGAGTTGGAAAAGGCGGATGAACAGGAGGTAGCAGAATGAGCAGAGAAAACCAAAACACCAAGAGCGCGAAGAACGCAAAGGAACGGAATTTCTCTGCGATCTCTGCTGCCTCCTGTGAGAATTGAATGAACCTCACACCTGAACACATCACGGCGCGGATCATCGATCCGCGGGCGGGCTCGAACAAGGTGCCGGGCATCGACGAGGGCACGACGCTGATCGAGATGCTCGAGGAAGAGCAAATCGGCGCGGACGGCAAGGTGTCGGGACCTTCGATGGTGTTCGAGGCGGCGCCGGGGGCCAAGGTGGATGAAGGCACCACGCTGATCAACGATTTGCTGGATTATAACCAGGAAAAGCCGGTGACGGTCGAGAACTGCCCGCATCTCTACGTGGCGGCGTCCTGCCAGAATACGATCTACGCGCTCCGGACCTGGACTGGCGCGGATGGCGAGAAGGGGGCCACCAAAGACCCGGTGGACTGTCTCAAGTGCGGGCTGAAGTATGGACTCGAATATGTGGGCGAGCAGTTCGTGATGGCGCGTAATGGAAGAGGATTCTGATGAGTGCCAAAGAGGAATATGACCGATTGCCGTTGCTCATGCGCGAGGGACAGCTCCGATCCTTCACCGGCCTCAGCCGGCGGGCGGTGCGGAATTTGCGCGAGAACGGCCAGTTAGGCACCATCAAGATCGGCATTCAGGTCAGATACCTCAAAACGTCGTTATTCAAAATAGTCATAACAAAAGAAACTCAATCATGAACGAACAAAACATTGAACAGGGAACTGACATCAAGCTGACGGAATTGCTGGCTGAGTATGAATCGGCGGTGGCCAGCGGGACGGCGGTAAACTCGGTCGCACTCGACGAACAGCGCCGGCTGATGTTGTGGGACCATCAGAGCGAGGACGGCCGTAAATGGGATGAGGACAGCGAGTCGGGCGAGGTCCTGCCCTGGAACGGCGCCGCCGATACCCGGGTGCCGTTGATCGACGAAGTCATCCAGGAACGCGTGGCGGTGCGCTGCGCGGCCGCGCGGCGCGCCCAGGTGCAGGTCTCGGGCGTGGAGTTGGGCGATGCTGAGGCGACGGCCGCGGTGCGCCGGGCCTTGATCTGGTTGACCAGCGGGAAACTGCGCCGGCGCCTCAACGTCGAGCGACAGTTAGCCGGCAATTACACGGACGAATTCGGCTGGTGCGTGGTCTATGTGGGCTGGTGCCGTCAGCTCACGAAGTACCGTCGGGACATCACGCTCGAGATGCTGGTCCAGTGGTGCGCGCAGTTGCCGCCGGACGATCCCATCAGCCAATTGCCGGTGATGATCCAGAATCCGGTTATGGAAGAGAGCGCCATTGCGACGATCCAAGTTTTGTATGGGCTATATGCCCAACAGGAAACGACCGGATTACATGCGTTGGAGTTGCAGCCCCTCACGAAAGCCGCGGCGCGCAAGATGATCACCGAGTTGCAGCGCGATGGCCGGACATCCATTGTGTTGCCCAAAGTAGCCGTTAACGAACCGCGACCGATCGCGCTGCGGCCTTATGTGGACGTGTTATTGGCCCAGGGGTCCACCGATATTGAGTCCGCTCGCGCGATCTTTTGGCGTCAGATGCTGACCGAGGCCGATATCAAGGATTTGGCCTTGGCCGAAGATTGGGACGAAGACTGGGTGGATGCAGCGGTAAAACAGAAGGGCAAAAGCGCGGCGGTGGATGTGCTCTCGATTCAGAGCGGGCGCGCCCTGGACATGTTTTCCGAAGATACCCGGGTGGAAGTCGTCTATGGATTCCGGCGGACGGTGGACGAAGATGGCGTGCCACAGATCTGGTGCACGGTGTTTTGTCCGCAGGTCAAGGGACCGGGCAAGGAGGATCTGGTGGCAAAACACGTGCTGATCGATTATGGCCATGGCCAGTATCCGTTCGTTGACATGGCGCGCGAACATCGCAACCGCAACATACACGAGTCGCGTTCGGTGCCGGCGGTGGCGTACACCTGGCAACTCGAAGAGAAAGCCCAGCGCGATGCACTGTTTAACCGGTCCGAATGGGACACCCTGCCACCGATCGAAGTTACTAAGTTGATGGGTATCAAAGTGCGGCTCGGGCCGGCCGCCTTGGTTCCGACTTCGCGGGCGCAAGGCATCAAGGCCATCGAACTATCGAGCCGGCCGCCGTCGCTCGGGCTCGAGATGATTCGGCTGGTGCAACAGCGCACGGACAACTACTTCGGCCGCCCGAGCAACGACGTGCCGGCGTATCGCGCCCAAATCATGCAAGAGTTGATGGTGGCGGATTTCCTCGATGACTGGTCGATCATCTTGCTGATGATGCTGGCGCTCCAGGTCCAATACGATCCGCAGAAACTGACGCGCGTCCTGGGCCGCCCTTGGCCGGCCAATCTTACGCCGGAAATCATCATGGAACAGGTGGACGTGCTGATGGCGTTCGACGTGAAGGAAATCGATCCTGAATTTCTGCTCAAGAAAATGGACATCATCAGCCAGAGTGTTATTCCCGAGGACACTGCTGGTGTGATTGATCGGGCCAAACTCACCCAAGCGAAACTGCGCTGGCTGGATCCGGCCCTGGCCGATGACCTGGTGATGGACCAGGAAGGCGCCCAGGCCAAGATGTGGAGCCAGGTCATGCAAACCGTGGGCATGGCCGCGTTGGGCAACGAGGCGCAATACACCCAGAACGATCCCACCGCCCAAACGAAACTGCAATACGTGCAGCAAATCGTGACGGCCAATCCAAAATACCAAATGCTGCTGCAAAAGGATCCGGACTTCCAGGAGCTCATGAAAAAGTACGTTGCCAACTTGATGCAGAGTATCAACCAGCAAGAGAACAAAATGGTCGGCCGGATCGGAGTGAAACCGCGGCAAATGTCGCAAGTCTAGCAAATGTTACGAATTATGAACGAAGAACAAGTCAAGCAAACCCTAAAGGGCCTGAATGCGCGCGGGACAATTGCCCGGGCATTCCTGGCGGTGTTGGATCAACACATCGAGACCTGGCGCACCGGTGCGATCGCGCCGACGCCGCCCAACCGCGATTACAGCGCCGGCGCGGCTTACGGCCTCGAACTTACCCGCAGCGCCATCATTGACATGCTATCGCCCGGCGAGGCTGATGAATCGGCGCTGCTGACCAAGCCGCCGGCAAAGGTGAGTTGGTGGAAAAAATGTTTCTGAAAGAAAGTGTAATAACCATCAAAACTGAAAGGCACATATGATCGAAGGACTCAAAACTATAATCTCCGGACCTGAACTCGCGCAACTCTGCGAAAATAAAGCGCTATATCACGAAGGCCGCGTGAGCGCCTTGTCCACGGCAAAATCGGCAATGGTGGAATCCGATCCGGGTCTGACGGCCGCGCAGACAGTCATCGACGGCCACAACGCGAAAGTGACCGAGTTCCGATTCATCGGCTCTTACATCAAGCCGACTGAAGCCTACCTGCTCAGTTATGACGACCTGCTCAAGTTGGGAGTCGCAGGTGTGGTTGCCGAGGGCTAACGACCAAGATCAGCGACCGGGCGAACAACCCAAACCGTGAATATGCAAACAAACTCAACTGACCGGCGAACCCCCGGTTCGCTGCATCCGGCTTGAATTGAAACTGAAACATGATGGCCGGGTACGCTCCAGTGATTTTGTTCGGCGAGCAGCGGCCAGAACGCTGAAGCGGCTCAAGGATGAGACGGTCTTCCAGTGCGTGCGCCCAATCTGCTTTGACGAATGGCGTGAATGTGTTGGCATCATCGCGGAGGAAATGAGCAAGCTGCCGCCGAACGATAAAGCTGAGCCACTGCCGCCCGACGGGGAGCGCGGCCGGCACTGAAAACTCTATGACACCAACACCAATCAAAGCGGAGACGCGGGGCGGCAGTTGTGCTCCAGCGCCTTGTTCGGCACTCACGGTCAAAGACATCATGCCGGGCCGATGCTACGAGGCAAAACGACCGGCGCGAATCGGCTACCCGTCGCTTTACAACGACCGGCAAGTGAAATGGGTCAGCTCGCTGCGAACCGAAGTTCAATACGACAGCCCAACCGTCGCCGATGGCCGCCACTTCCCGAAAGTAAGCATGGTTGAATTCCTGAAATGGGCCGGACGCGATGTAACTGCGATCATGCCGAAGGGTGATTGGAGGCCGTGGCGCGACTGAGGACGGATCCCAAGGCAACGGAACCGGGAGACACATAGCGGCGTTCGTATTGGAGCCGCAGAACGCAGAACTGAGCGACAGCCGCCCTGAACAACCAACGACGTGAATATGCAAGAAACCATCCAACAACCTGAAGGAGGGGCGGCTGTTCGCTCCAGTGACTTGTTATGCGATTCCCGGACGGCGTTAAACCCACCAGGTGAACCAGCGAGGGCGCAAAGTTGCCGCACATGCACATTCTGGCGACCATCCTCGCCGAAGTTCCGATGCACTGACGGCTCTGGCGTCGGGCACTGCCTCCGCCATGCGCCAATAGGCCACGGGCCTTGTGGATGGCCGCCGACTCACGAGAGCCAGTGGTGTGGAGACTACCGTGCGAGCGACTTCGCATAACGCGAAAGGTGAGCGATGACGGGGAGCGCGAAGAAACGGCAGCGATTGCAACCAGGACGCCCTCGCGCTCCCCGGCATTCGCTCGACCGCTTGGTTCGGTGGTGCGCGGCCAAAACCGCGCCAGACGCGGATCTGTCGGTGCTCATCTTCTCCGTCACTGATGACATTGTTGAGCAGGGATTTTGGGACGGCGAGGACTGGCGCTACGCATCCGGTGGGAGTGCTGGCGAAGTCTCCCACTGGGCTGAACTACCAGATCCACCGAACGGCCCGGATCAGCGATGAGCGCCACCCAAGACATTCAAATTGCCGATGACGTGCGGGGCGCTCATTCGCTGCATCCGGTGGTTCGGGGACACGGGCGAACTCACCTAGACCTGTTCAGTGGAATCGGCGGCTTTGCTCTGGCGGCTGAAGCGTGCGGAGTCGAGACAATCGGATTCAGCGAGATAAACGAATATGCAACCAACCTGCTCAAACGCCACTGGCCAACCGTCCGAAACTTCGGAGCCGTGCGAAATGTTCGCGGCGTCCGAGCATGGCTCGTTACTGGCGGGTTTCCATGCCAGCCATTCAGTTGCGCCGGGAACAGAACAGGCAAGGAAGATGACCGCTACCTCTGGCCTGAAATGCTCCGCATTGTGGATGAAACCCGGCCTGCTTGGGTGCTGGCTGAAAATGTGCCTGACCTCGACGGCATGGCACTCGATGAAGTGCTATCTGACTTGGAATCCATCGGCTACGAAACAGCGCCGCCGCTTGAAATTCCGGCTGCTGCTATCGGGGCGAGCCACGCGCGGCGAAGGCTATGGCTTGTTGCCAACGCCAAGGGCGAGCAAAGCCTCAAGCTCAGAGAAGGTGGAGAAGTGGCAGGCACGGCGAGACAAAGGCCAGCGACCGGGGCGCGACTTGGGAATGGTGCTTGGTGGGACGCCGCACCCCGAATACTTGGAAGTGATGATGGGCTATCCGGTTGGGTGGACAGAAACGAAGCCCTCGGAAATGCCATCGTCCCGCAACTCGCCGCCGAACTCATCCGAATGATGATAGACGCCGAAACGCTAGTGTCCCCGAACGAAAAAGCTCTGCCATGA